CGAGCCTTCGTAAATGGTTACATTGGAAGTGCAAGGCAGGCTTGCAAAAATAGGAGCCACGCTGTCCCCGTATGAACGGGGTGCATCTGCTGAGAGAGCCATATTAGTTTCCTTTTGGTTGTTGCCTAAAAATTGACTTGGGGATTAGTTGGCGCGCTTGGCCGGTTCCCGCGTGTAAGTCTTGTGACTTCCATCGAGTTCGGCCATTCGAGCCAAGACATACACCTGCTTGGACGAGACGCCATTGCGGACGGCGGGATCGGTATCCCACTCATATTCGGCGCGAGACTTCGGGTCGGACGATTCGGGAGCCGCCGTCGCGGGCTTCAAGCTCAACGCGCCCTGTTCGCCGATCTTGGCAACGGCTTCATCGGCCAGCTTCTTCGACGCTACAGCTTCGGCTTTCGCCCCGGCTGTGGCGGCGTCGATTTCGGTCTTGATCTCTTTTGCTTCGTCAACGGTTCGCCCTTTAACGTAGCTTTTGAGCGTGAAAGCGGGATCATCAGGAAAAGCCGCGGCGAGCAATTCAAGATCGTTCTTGGATTGCTGCCGGCCTTCGGCAAATCCTGTCTTGTGGCCCTGGGCCAACATCGATTTAACTTCGGCTGAGTCTTGGTTTTCAGCCGCGTACTTTCGGAATGCTTCTGCATTCATTGGAGTTTCCTTTTCTGTTGCGGCCTCGACCTCGACGGCACTCGCCGGCGAAACTTGGCCATGAAATGCGGCGCTCACGGGTTTCAAATCCAGTCGTTCCCGAAGCGCCTTGGGAACGCGGTCAAAATTACGGACATAGGCAACGGCACGGGCCGTCGTTTGTCTTTCCATCGGTTCGGTTTTCAGAATCGAATCGGCAAAGCCGGACGCAACCGCCTCATCAGCGGTCATCCACGTTTCGGCGTTCATCATGTTTTGGATTTCTTCGGTGTTCCCGCCGGTTCGCTTGGCATAAGTTGCGAGCAATGTCCCGGTAAGTTTATCGAGCAAGTCCGCCGTCTTTCGCATCGCGTCGGCCTCGCCGACTTCAATCGACCACGGGTTATGGATCATCATGTAGGCAGTATCCGCCATCGTGATTTCATCGCCGGCCATCGCGATGATGGACGCAATCGACGCGGCCAGGCCGTCCACGCGCACGGCAATCGTCGCGTCGTGCATCTTGAGCGCGTTGTAGATCGCGATGCCGTCGAACACGTCGCCGCCGGGGGAGTTGATCGCGACAGTAATCCTGTTGACCTTGAGGGCGTTTATCTCGTTCACAAGCTGCTTGGCGGTGATGCCGAAGTATCCGATCTCGTCATAGATCATGACCTCGGCTTCGTCGCCCTTCGCTTGAATCGAATACCACGACTTTGCGTCGCCCGACCAGTGGAGATTATTCGGCGGGTTCATCGGGATTGATTGGCGTTTGCTCATTTATGGTTCCTGTTTCTCCTGGCGGCGGCGTGATTGTGATCGGACGGCGAACGCCCAAGTCTTTATCCCACGCCTTACCAACATCGCTACTCATTTCCGGCAAGCCGAGTTTCTCCCGGAAAGACTTTTCGTCCGCTTCTTGCGGGCTGATTGCCCCGGCGCGTACCGCAATCCCATATGCTTCGGCCTCTGCTTTGATCTGTTCCAGTTCCGGATCAGGGCCAGCGGGTGTTTCTGACACGGCTGCCGCTTCCGAATCGATCGGCAGTCCATGCGTAGCCATCAACGCCCGGTCGCGTTCGTTCTGCTCACAGAGACGTTTGAATTGATACCCCATGCCCGCGGCAATGAACGTCCGCGCGTCAACGCCGAGTTTTACCGCCCGTTCCGCGAAGTCGATTTCTTTCGACGGGTCAACCCACGGCCTGCCCTGCGGAATCCATTCGTGAGTCCAGTATCGATCGGGGGGAGCGACAACGAAGCCGCCGCTCTTTACCGTCTTGGAAATCCACCATTGATAGATTCGCGAGACGAACTGCTCGGCGAACCGTCGCTGCTCCATGTCCGCCGTCTGCTGAGCCTGTAGCCTGGCCGCCCGCGAACTGCTGTAGCTCGTCCGCGAAAAGTCGAGAATCACCTGCTCGATCGTCAACCCGAACTTGAGGCCAACGAACCGAGAAAACGCGGCGATTGCATCGGGGAAGCTCTGCGTCGGCTGGTTCGGCGTGATCGTCGAAATATCTTCGCCCGGTTCAAGATAGATCGCCTGGCCCGGTTCCCACGTTTTCTTGCGTTGCGTTTCGCCCGCCGTGTTCGTTCGCGTTCCGAGATTGCCGACGATGTTCGCGGCCCCGTTTTTCTTAATCACGATCGCCATGTAAGACGCGATTTTTGCCGCGAGTACCGTGCCTTCGAGGTAGCCGCTGATCTGGTCGAACAGTTCAAAACTCTGTGCGAATTGTGACGCGCCGCGAATACCGTCCAGCCGATCGGCATTGGTCAGGAAAATAAAGTTCTTCGGCTGAATCGACGTATGCTTTTGCGTGAACGGTTTATTCGGGTCGTGGGTGCGAACCCAGTACCGTACCGGCGCGGCAACTTCATTCACCTCAACGCCGTCAACCATCGAGGACGAGTACGTTCCATACGGCGATTCGATGTAATCGCCTTCGATGCTTTGCAGCTTCGGTTCGCCGCCGCGGTCGACCAACACCGTGCCAACATCGCCGTCGCGTTTCATCGCACGGTATGTCAACTGCTGGATCGTCGCGAAATCATTCATCCCGCGAATGTCGCAAATGCGGGTAAACAGCATCCACTTTTCTTTTGCCTCGCGATTGAAGTCGTCGCTCTCCGTTGCCGGCTCAACCGTGATTTCCGTACCGATGACATTCTCTACCGCACGATCCAGCACCGACGACGCCAGTGAATTGTTCCGGTCGAGATGCCGCGCCCGGTCACGCATCGAACGGCTACTCTCGGTCGTCAAAGTCTTTTGCCCGGTTTGACTTTCGCTGGCGTCCCAGCCGTTACTCGAGCGCGTAGAAACGCCGCCACGATAACTCGCCATTACGTCACGATACATCATCCGTTCCGCGGCCCACTTCGGAGATACCGCGGCGATTGCTTTGTCAAGAAATTTCATTGGTTTCCAACAAAACTACTCCATCGTCACCAGCGGCCACGTTCGTTTTTTGCTGTAACCAATCGATCGCCGCCATGATGTCGTTCACGTTGGGGAAGCTGATTGACCTGCCGTTGATCGTCCGCGATTGTCCTGCCGCACCGTTAGCCAACGCCCAGCGGTACAACAGCAACAATTCGGCATCGGTGTAGGCGGGCAATGCCGCTATGTCTGCTGAGGTTATTGCCATTTACCAACGCCCTTTATGACTGGTTAAAAAACTTCCCGGCTCTCGTTCTTCGCGTTTTTGTTCCTGCTCGACAGCCGGCATCCGCAGACCCGCAAGATGAGCGGCCACGAACGCCAATACTGTCGCGTCCAGATAGTGGTTCTGTCTGCTCGCCTGCTCCCACCTCGTCACCATGCCGCGATTGGGAACGAACTCTTCAACCTGCCGCTCGGCACACATGTGCTTTGCGTAGCTCATGTGGTTCCCGCTATCGGGGAGTGTGAGTCCGCCGTCCTGTCCTGCTGGCGTTCGCAGCGTTTCATGCAGCCGGCTCTTCCACCGATCCGCGTTTACTTCGATGTATTGCCATCCATCCACTTCCTGGATGACCGAATAATCTTCACCAACGCCCAGCACCTTCGCGCCGGTTTCGCGTTTGAAATCGCCGATTCGTTTCTGTGTTGCACCGAATCCCATCGTCGGCCAGTACGCTTCGCCGGATGCCGCACAGAACTTGCGGACAACATCCGTTTGATACCGAGAATCGACGAAATGCAGCGACGCCCGAACGGTTTGACTGCCGACGGCCCAGCCCGCGGATAGTTCCTCGCGCAACCCAAGCAGTGCGATTTCAATCGCTTTCGGTTCCGCCATTGAATCCGAAGGAACTTCCTGCACGCCGTACTCGACAACGTGCGGAGTCGTCGGGTTGAGCCACGCAACCGATACCCAGTGAAGCAGGTACTTGCCCACGTCAACGCCGACCGTCACCAGTTGCGTACCCGGCGGGCAGACGCCACGCCCAAGCCCGCTTCGTACCCTCCGCATGATTGCCATGTACTCAACCGCCGAGAGATTCGTCTTGGCGGAAACGCCGGGCCGTGCGTATTGCGATTGGCACAAATCACGCTCGGCGGCGTCCTCGTCAACCGCCCGCTTCGCTTTCCATTCCAACCCGCCAACCGACGCGAGACGATCGGGATTAAGCACGCTGTTGATAACCGTCCATCGGAATCCAAGCGTCTTTGTTGACAGCCTCGGCCCGGTCACTTCACCGGCTGTATTTATTTCCTGTCCCTTGTGAACGAGTACAGCGGCGGCATTGGCGGCAATTCGTTGCTCGTTCGACCACAGCACGCCACACAGCGGACAAGCCAATCGCGTCGCGGCAGCCGCGGTCTCTTCATCGTCGGCGGCCTGCCATCCGGTAACGTGTTCCCGCTCCGGCGTAACCCACGCCGAACAATGCGGACATTTCAAAGCGATGCGACTGCATGAGCCGTGGTGTATTTCCTGCCACGTTCGACCCGTTTCGTTACTCACGGTGCATTCGGCAATCAGCCGCCGCATACCTTCGGGGAACGCCAGCAGCCGCCGTTCAAGTTGGCTGAACTTGTCGCCCTCACGGCTCTTGGCTCCAATCTCATCAAAGCCGTCTGTCTCGGTCACAATCACATTCGGCGTCGTGAACGCGGCACGGCTTTGGTCATCGCCGCCGGCGGTCATAAATCGAAGCGTTGCGCCGTTCTTAAATTCAATACCCGTGACTTCGCCGCCGCGACTTCCCGATCCACTCGTCGGGATAAATTCGCGATAACGACTGGCACGAATTGCGGGGAGAAGATCGTTACGCCACTTGTCGGCTACGAGGTCGCCCGACGGCACGCCCATGACCAC